CAGAATTTAGTCAATCTGACATTCAATCATTCATTCATTCAACCCATTCAAGCCAAAAAGTAAAAAAAACTAATTTTGATTTTTTATTTCAATTTTTGCTTTTTTACTTTCTTAAAATCTAATAATTATTTTTTTAAGTTTTTAAAATATCCCTTCTTTTGGGTTCCATGTATCAATAAAGCGAATGGATTAGGTTTAAAGCAATGTGAGTCGTCTTTATCTATTTCATACGGTTTACCAATATGTTCAATTCCTTTTTTAATTGCTTCGGCTTCGCTATTTACTACAATTGCATAACGTTTAAAAAATCCCTTATGTATGAGATCATCCCTTAATCCCCCTATACTGGCAGTTAAAAAGAAATTATCTGGTATTGATACATTAGTTCCAAATAAATGTAAACTTTTTGAATAACAATAAAATTTTAATTGAGGCATTGATCTAGCAACAGTTAACCAAGCTCTAAGATATTCACCATTAAAAAAGTCCCCACTAGAATGAATTCTAACTTTATTAATATTTTTAGATATATTTTTTATAATACTTTCTTTAATTAATTCATAAGTATGAAAATATCCATTTTCTTTATTTAAATACTTTAAAATTAATTTATGATTATATTTTCTAGCGTTATATACGTTAGGGTATTGATTCTCTTGGCTTGCGGCATAACATCGAAAAATATTATTTTCGCCATCTTTAATTGAAGTTTTACCATTTTCATTCATAACAACAAAAGATTTACATTCATTAGCCATCGGGCAAGTACGTCCTGCGGGTAAATCAAAAATTAAAGTGTTTTTTAATTTTTTATTACCTTTTGACATTTTTAAAAGTTCATTCATGATCTTTTTTAATTGTTTGGAAGGTTAAAAGCATTTATAAAAATACTTTTATTTAAGGATGTTTAAAACATCCCTAAATGAAAGTATTATTTTAAAATTGCTTGATATTTCTAATTTCATATAATTCTTTAAATATCATGTCCTCTGTCTCAATATCTACAAATCCATCTTTTATTACTGATTTTAAATAATCAGTGCTTGCCTTTTGTATTTTTTCTTGAGTTAGTTTCATTTTTTTAAATCTCCTATTTTTATATTTGTAATTTTTCTATGTTGATCATATCGAACATTAAAAGAACTAATATTTAGTTCTTTAAATTGTTGTTTGTTAATAGCTCTTAAACTGGTAGATTCTAAAAAATCCTTATTATTGTTTAAATCATCAATAATAAGTTTTTTGCTTTTGTAGTCTCTACCATATGCAGGTAATAAAGTAATAAAGTTCATTTTGAAATAACCTCTAAATTTTTTAAAATGTAAGATTTTAACTCAATTAAAGAGTGAAGTTCAATTGTTGAAGTTTCAATTGCTTTTTGATTCTCTTGTAATTCGTGATTAGTGCGGCAATCTGGTAAATAATTTCTACAATACCCGATATTTTCACGCAAATAGAAAACCCTATCATCAATAAGGTTTTCTATAATTTTTATTTGATTATTATTAAAGTTCATTTTTAATAGTCCTCTGGAAACATTAAACAAGTGTTGTTATAATCCATTTTTGAATATTCTTTTAAATTCATTTGACTTTCTTTTATTCCATAGCCTACCGTTTTAATCCATATCTTTTTACCAGTAGATAAAATATAAGCTGCTAAGATATCCCCGCCATTTTCATTTTTTACAGCTTCATTATTCATTTGTATAGAATCACTTTCAACAACTCCCCAATCTTGAAAAAAATATTTGTTATCAAGTATTGAAAATACTTCCATAGCAATTTTAAAGTCCTGATCCATGTAGTGACTTAATGCACTTGAATAATGAATAAAACCAAAATTTGATTCCTTTAACTTTTTTGTTGGTGTTGTGGTCATTTGTAAAAATAAATATGTTTACATTAAAATTATATCACTTATTGTTTAGATTTAAAGGTATTTAAAAAGACATTCAATAAAAAGACATTCAATTTTTACATTCAAAAATTGCATTCAATTTTGCATTCAGTTTTGACATTCAGTTTATAAGAATAATTTTTTTTTTTTTTAAAAAATTTTTTTTAGTCCAGGCTTTTTTTAGTCAAAAAAAAACCAGCTATTTTCTAGCTGGTAGTTTTTTTTACAATCCGCACTGCATCAATACCAACTTGTCTTTAATTCTTTCTGGAATATCAGAAGGAAATATATCTTGTAGGTATGGTGCAAAGTGTCTTTGCCAAAACTTTTTGGTTTTTCTTTTATTAGAAAAATGTATGTTAAAAAACTGTGTTGGTGTTCCGCCTCTGATCATCATCCGATCAGAGTATAAAACATACATAAGCTGTATCATTTGAAATCTAGGAAGTGTTTTAAACTCCCTAGTATCTAAATGACAAATTGAAACTGTTTGATTGTTTGGTTCGATTGTTGAGGTCATTTTTTAAAGAGATAAAATTTTTTGTGATTCGTATTTTAAAAGAATTTCTTTTTTTAATTCTTTAAAAATTTCTATGTGTTGTAAGCTCTCGATATTTTCAAGAGCTTCAGCAACTTCTGCATCAGATAAATTAAGAAATAATTTTAATTCGAGATAATTAGTTTTCATTGTCTAACCTCTGAATTAATGTCTCAATCTGATTTGCTCTTATTTCAAGCCTATTGTAAAGGGTTGAAGTTATAGAGATTGATTGCCATATTAGAAAGCTAAGAGCGATTAATAAAAGATTAATTCTCATTTGTTAGTCCTCAAAAACTTGTATGAATTCAAAACCCGCACTTTTTAAATTGCGGATATGTCGAGGCAATAAGGTTAATGTATTTGTTAACCCTAAAATCCAAAAATCAACTTCATTCTTTAAATAAATGTTTTCGTTTCCGTAAACATTCTTTTTATAGAATTGAATTTCTTTTTTGATAGTCATAATTTTTTGAAAAATAAAAAGGAAGGAAACAAAAGGAGTAATAAAATTACTCCTGATGCAATTTTAAACGTTAGACCAAACTTCAAAATATTCTTTTGAAGTCTCATCTACATAAGGTGTTCTTTCAAATCCATAATGGTAATACTTAACACCAGAAAGTGCATCACGAATTGCGTGTAAATATGCCGCTGTCTGATCATCATATAAATATCTACATAGGTCATATCCTATATAGACACCATTTGGAAAAAACATAGAATTTTCATTCTCAACTTTTTTTAATCCAACATCTAACCCGTTAGGATAATGAGTTTTGATGAAGTTTTTAACGCAATCTAATTTGTTATCAGATTTGCTCATTTCATCGTGCAAAAGTTGTAATAGCTCAGGATATTCTGACCTATCGAATTCTGTACTTGACATAGTAAGGAAGGTTAAATTGTCTAGATTCTGTTTTTAGATTTCCTTTTGTGTTTACCTGATAGACAAATCTTTAAATTTGATTCTCTGGTAATGGATTTCTAAAAACGATTAGCACAAAAATTGGCAATAGTACATCCCCATTTTTTATGCTGATAGCACATTAGCATAATTCTGATATTAAATAAAGGTTTATTACAAATATTACTAAGTCCTCTGAGGATCGCTTCAGACAGGCGAAAATTTTGAAGGTACTAACATAAGCAAGTTATATTACAGTGCTATCACAGAGGCACACAGAGGCCTTAGAGGGTATATGGGGTGTAGTTACAAAAAATTTTTTTTATAGGGCCAGGCGAGGAACTTAAATATATATCCGAAATCTTCGTTACTTTGACTCAACTTTAATTGAAAGTTCTGGAGCTTGGATGTTTACAGTTTCTACGGATTCACCTATTACTTTGCCTAGAGAGTCTAGAATCTGTGCTGCTGTTTGCAATTGACCTTTTGATATTGCTTTGTTGAATAAACGTACTCTCATTGCTTGTAAACGTGGAAGCATATTTTCTCTATCTTTATCCCAATCTTCAGTATTCCAATGTTTTACACGACCCCAATCTTCCCAAGCTGTTGTTATTGATATTTGTTCAATTTTTGAATGTTCAATTACAAGTTGTCTAGTAGTTTTTCCGTCTAATTGTCGTGAGTAAAGACGTTGAGCACGTTCTTGAACCTTTTCTGCTGTTGATCTAGCAACAAATCTAGGTCTGCGAGTTTTATTCGCTTGAGCTACTGGAGGAGTAATATCGTTTGGGAAAGTAGAAGAAGCCACGGACTTAATCTGAGAGGTGTTAATAATCGAATAATAACCTAAAAAAGCGGAATTAGGCTATAAATAGGGGGTATAGATTGAATTTTCTGTTATTTTTGAATGTATGGCGGTAAAAAACAGACCAGAAATCAGTTTAAGGTACGCACAAGGTGAGGTATTTAATTGTGATAAAAGATTTCGGGTGTTGGTTGCAGGAAGAAGGTTTGGGAAGTCATATTTATCCTGTATTGAACTGCTCAGAGGTGCAATCAATCGACCTGGTGAAGTATATTTCTATTGTGCTCCTACTTATAGGATGGCAAAGGATATTGCGTGGAAAGAATTGAAGAAATTAGTGCCTAAAGTGTGGGTACAAAGCAAAAATGAGACAGATTTGAGGTTGGAATTGATAAATGGTTCAACTATTGAATTAAAGGGTACAGAAAATGCAATGGCATTGAGAGGAAGAAGCCTAGCAGGGGTTGTATTGGACGAAGCAGCCTTTATGGATCGAGATGTATGGGCAGAGGTGATAAGACCTGCTCTAGCGGATAAACAGGGGTGGGCTTTGTTTATTAGCACTCCTGATGGAACTGCCAGTTGGTTTTATGATATGTGGTGTTTTTGTGGTAAACAGGAGTGGGATGATTGGAAAAGATGGAGT